TTGCCCAAAGGCAAGCCAATGGCTATCTCTTTGCCAGTTATTTCAATGGATCTGGTACATTTGGAACTAGCACTTCTACTGGTATGGGTATGTTTACTGGTACTAACGGTTCTGACACTTATGGACGTAGCTACAGTGCTGCTAATGCCAGAATTCTATTGAACGTAGCAAATGGTGCTAACAACTACAGCTTGCCAGCGGATTTAACCTTAACAAGTGTAAAATTCACTACTGGCCCTACACTTTCAGAAGAGCGTGATGAGAACTTAAAGTTAAGAGGACATAGTGGTAGTGCGGTAGGAATATCTGGTTATGATAGCGGCAACAACTGGCGGTTCCAACTATATGGCTCTTCAACACAATACGGCTTTTTAGATGGTAACTGGGCTGCTTGGGATCTAAGGAAGGTTACTAACGGCAACTTATTCTTGAACGATAACAGCACTTATTATCTAAACCCAGCTTCAACTACTAATATTAATGCACTCACTGTAGCGGGTGTTGCCGACTTTAATGGTGGGCATGGCGCGATTAACATAACTAATTCTTCAATTTTGACTGGTGCCAGTTCTACTTGGACAGGAAATCCCGGAGCAAACGGCAAAATACAATACCACTCAAACAGATGGTATATTGTAGGTGACAGTTCGGCTAACACTAACATGATTACTTTCCGAAAAGATAGCTCAGACGTAGCTTATGTAACTAACGTAGGTGCATTTAACGGTTCAGCGGTAAGTGTTAGTGGTAACGTAACTGCTTATTCAGATGAGCGTATTAAAGAAAACATTGAAGTTATTCCAAATGCTCTTGAAAAGGTATTAACACTCAAGGGTGTGACTTTTGACAGAACAGATGTTGATATAGAAAGACAGACAGGGGTTATTGCCCAAGATGTAATAAAAGTTCTTCCAGAAGCTATAAGTATAGATACAAACGCAAATGGAATGTATAGTGTTGCTTATGGAAACATGGTTGGACTATTAATCGAAGCCATCAAAGAACTCAAAGCAGAAGTAGAGGAGTTGAAAAATGGCTCTACAAACTAGTGGAGCTATTTCCCTTGATAATATACACGTAGAAGCTGGTGGGTCTTCTTCGACTTCTGCTACTATTAATGATACCGACATTCGTGGATTAATTGGTAAATCTTCAGGTGCATCAAACTCCTTCAATGAGTACTATGGTGCATCTTCTGGCCCAACTACAAGCCCCGCATTTGGCCCTTTTTCAACAAGTCCAGAAATTCAATTTGCGTGGGGTGCTGCAGAAGGTTATGCATCTAATAGCAACAGCTCATCTTTAGCACCAAACACACAAAGAGATTTTAATATTGCTGCATATGGCGCAGCTTACACTGGTAACATGAACCAAAGGGCAGGCACAGCTTCCAGCACTTTTGGAACGAACGGAAAAGGTCAGAGATTTTTACAAGTTACAACTGATTGTGATTTTACTAACAGCATCTCAACTAATATTTGGAATGGTCAGGCAATTCAAAATAATGGAGGTTACACAATTTGGGGGGTAATGAATAGGCCAAATAATGTTGGTTCTGGTTACATTAGACCTTTTAACATCGTTGGCACAAATTACGGCGCAGGGATCACAAGTGCCTCTGGTACTAGTATATATACGGGCAACACTAGACATTATTCTGGTATAAATCTATATCTATACTCAAGCCAGTATTGGGTTTTTCAAAGAGGCTCCTACTATTTTGCAACTGCAAGTGGTGCCTACCTCTTCACTCAAATGGCTGCAATAGCATCTCCTTATGGAACTAATTATCAGACCTTTTTTATAATTAGTGTTGCAGCTAACACAAACGGAACAACTGGAAATGGTGGTAGGGCAAGAATCAAGACAAGAATAAACCAATCTTCTGGATCAACGGTGGACAATGCAACATGGCCCATGACAGGTTCGACAAGTTCAAGCCTATATGGCTGGACTAATTCAACACTGCAATATAAGCCAAACTTAATACCAGATGGAGCAAAGTTTTGGTTTGCTGATAGTGCCTACCACACCAGTTATTCAGCTACAATGCACAACTGGTACGAATTTGGTTTTGCTAATAGAATGTGGACAGCAACAGAACAAAACGATTTTATGACCTATTTAGAAGCTAAGTATGGGTATTAATTAATAAGGATTACCAATGTTAGGTTTTAGTACCTTTACAGAAACACCTTTTGCTCAAGCAGATGCAAATAATACTGTTTTTGCAGATTGTAATTCTACACTAGTACAAACAGGTGTGGGTTCTGTTACTGTTACTGCAGAAGCTTCTTCTGCATTACCTTCATTAGTATCTACTACTACTGCCACAAATAACCTAGTTATAGAGGCAGACAGTAAAATTAACATGCCAAGTGTATCTGCTTCTGCAGATGTAAACTCCTTAACTGCTAATATTGAAGTAACAATAAGTTCACAAGTTTCTACACTTAGTATTTCTAGTTTAACACCTGATGCACAAGCCAATGCTTCAATATCTTCTATAGTAGGCTCTTTTGTTAATACAAATATTGACATTCAGGCTAAAGCTGCTATAACTATTGATAGTATTGTAAGTATAATTCTCACTCAAGACGGCTTCTCCCTTGATGGTCAAAACACAGATTTAATAGTATCAGGAAAAGCTAATACCAATACTAGTTCTCTACTCTTAACTGCAGCTTCTCCAAACGTAATACCTACAGTTCATGCAGAAATTCTTGTAGGAAGTGTAGCATCTGAAACACAAGTTGCACCTTTAGCAGGCATAGATGCTCAAGCAAACGCTTCTTTAGCAAGTATACTTCTATCTAGTGGACTAACTGATTTTGCAGATGAGGATGCAGAGGCTACAGTTGTACTTACAAGTTTAAGAGGTTCACTTACAACTGTACTAAGCAGTCCTACTGCAGTCATGTTCCCCTACCAAGACTTTGCAAATGACTACAGCAGACAAAGAACTTTATTTTTAGTGTCTGCTGATACAAACAACACAGTACACATTCCTGCAGATCCAGCTAACAGAACTGTATTCGTACAATCTACAGCTTCTAATGCAGGTAACAGGACTGTAAAAATAGCCGCATAAGGATTTACTAATGTCATATAAATGGCCTGACAAAGATAAAGATGAAATACTAGACTACAACATAGATTGGTCTAGATTTCTTGGTAGTGATACTATCTCTGGCGTATCTTGGTACTTTGATAATGCAGAAGGTGTAAAGACAGAAGTTTCAGCCGCTAGTGTTGTTAATGGCCTTCAAATGGTGCAAAAAACTAATACTAATACAGTTTCTACTATACGTCTTTCTCTAGGAACTAATAACGCTAGGTATAAAGTTTCCTGTAAAATTACTACGGCGTCAGGGCTTCAATATGAACGCTCTGTGTTTGTTCGGGTAAAGGAGAAGTAGAATGTCTTATAATTTTTTAGGTATAGTCAATGATGTTAATAGAAGGTTAAATGAAGTAGAGCTTACATCTTCTACTTTTGCTACCTCTAAAGGCTTCTACAGTTTTGCAAAAGATGCAGTAAACTCTTCCATTCGACATATAAACCAAGAAGAGTTTGAGTGGCCTTTTAATCACGTTGAAGAAACAGAAGTGCTACTTCCTGGCGAGGTTCGCTATAGCGTTCCGTATGATGCTAAAACTGTAAACATGAATAGCTTTCGCATTAAAAGAGATGACACTTTAAATGTACAGACTACTAAATTAAAAACACTTGATTATGAACAATACCTTGACAAGTTTGTTGATAATGAGTATAACTCTAGTACGGATCTAAGAGGTGTTCCTAGATATGTTATTAGAACACCAAGCAGGGAACTTGTATTTGTTCCTGCCCCAGACAAAGCTTATGAAGTAGTTTATGAATACTACACTACAAGTTATGATTTGTCTCTACATGATGATGTTCCTACACTACCAGAGCAATATAGGCACGTAGTTGTAGCAGGAGCAATGTATTACGTTTACCAGTTTAGAGGTGACATGCAAGCTGCTCAATTATCTATGCAGTCATTTGAACAAGGAATTAAGCAGTTGCGAAGTATACACATTAACCGCACTGAATACTTGCGAGATACAAGAGTACACTTTTAATGGCTAGTTCTTGGCAAACATTCCCTATAGAATTTAAGGGTGGATTAATATCTAATCTAAGCCCTCTTCAGCAGGGGGCTAATGCTGTTGGTTCTGCAACTGTACTGCAAAACTTTGAATCTAATAAAGAAGGTGGTTACTCTAAAATAAGAGGTTATGATAAGTACAGCAGTACTGTAATTCCAGGAACTGGCCCTGTTCTAGGTGTTAAGGCCATAAGTGCAAACAGAGTTGTTGCGGGAAGAAAAAATGGCTCTAACCTAACACAGTGGTATTATAGTACAGGTGCTGGTTGGACTAGTATGGCTACAGGCGCACAAGCAAATGCGGGGAGAGCCAGATCTGCAACTTTCAACTTAGATGGTACAGACAAAGTAGTATTTGTAGATGGAAACAATTATCCGGGAGTATATTCTACTTCAGGTAATTCTTTTACTTACATGACTTCCTCTAATAGTACAGATGTTGAAGGTGCTAAATTTGTAGCTATATTTAAAGATACAGCCTTTTATGCTAAAGGTAATAATTTATTTTTTACTGCACCTTCTACAATTGATAATTTTGGTTCAGGTTCTGGTGCTATTAATGTTGGAAATCTTATAACAGGAATTGCAGTATTCAGAGAACAACTTATTATTTTTACAGATAATACAGTTAAAAAACTTACAGGAAGCACAGAAGCAGACTTTGCTCTATCCTCTATTACAGATCACATTGGCTGTGTAAACGGAGATACGATACAGGAAGTCGGCGGCGATATTATGTATCTAGCTCCAGATGGACTTAGATTACTTTCTGCTACTGATAGGATTGGTGACTTCGGACTAGATGTAGCTTCAGATCCTATAGCTAAAGATGCTAGTATCTTTTTATCTAGTACACCTATTTTTAGTAGTATTGTACTGAGAGAAAAAGCTCAATATCGTGTGTTTGCATATATAGGATCAGAAAACTCTGCTGATGCTAAAGGTTTAATAGGTACTAAGAAAATAGCACAAGGTGCTGCAGGGATAGAGTGGTCTTCTACTAAAGGTATTAAAGCTTATGTAGCAGATAGCGTATATAGTTCAACTAACGAAGTTATTGTGTTTGGTAACGATGATGGCTATATTTATAGAATGGATAACGCTTCTGGTTTAGATGGAGCAAACATAGAAGCCATATATGAATCTCCTTACATGTCCATTCAAGATCCTCTAGTTCGTAAAACTTTTTATAAGATGGCGCTTTTCTTAGAACCTAAAGGAAGTATGAGCTTAGACTTAAATATTAAATACGACTTTGGTTCTGCAGATGGCAGCATACCTCAACCCGAAACTCAGCAAATAACAAGCACAGGTACTGCCGTTTCCTTATTTGGTGCTTCAAGTTCAATATTTAATACGTCTAGCTTTGGCGGTGAACTAGATAAACTATATACTACAAGTTTGGTAGGTTCAGGTAAGACGGTAGCAATACGTATAGAAGACAATTCAACTAATCCAACTTTTACACTCGACACAGCACTGTTAGAGTATAAACCAAATGATAGACAGTAAGGACTAAACAATGGCAGGTTATACCCGTACAGACACAGCAAATAACATTGCTAATGGTAACGTTATTAATGCAAATGACTTAGATGCAGAATACAACGCTGTTGAGGCATCCTTTAATGCTTCTTCTGGTCATAA